TTAACTGGAAGTCAGCGTCATCTAGGTCTTGTACAGAGATAGCTGTTTTACGCTCAAGAGTATTGACTGTTACATCAGGCTCTTTTTGGATGCGTACAACATCACCTTGATTTGCAATCTCTCCGAAGTAGGAGTTGTTTGTGATTGCTGTTGCCACAGCCGCTTTTCGTAGAGCGATCTGTGCTTGTTTGGAATAGATAATCGGGCTGAAATTGCCGTCAAATCCTGTTTTGCCAGAGGCAACTGCTATAGCCATAGTTAAAATCTCCTTTATAGATATGGCGTTGAAGTAACACTACATATCCACATGAAGAGGCTCCTTGTATTAGGGTAGTCAACGTTGCTTCTAGGCTGCGCTGCCTGTCTGCGTTGGGCCTGTACTTAGAGGTAGGTCTTTTGTGTGGCTAGTGCTTGATTAAAGCATACACACTAATGCTGTGTATATGCTATAGTTTTATCTATGATGATTAGAATGTCAACTACTTTCTAGTAATATCATAAATAAAGTTTCCAGAGCGTTGGGCTTCCATAATTTCATCAGCCCTCTTCTCATATTCTCTTATCGACATGTTAGCTACTTCAGATTCACGAATCATTTTTGCTGACTCGTCTGGTTCTGGTGTTGCTGCGCTTTTTGTCTTAACTGAAGATGCTGCTGCTTTTTCTGCAGGTTTAGGTTTCTTTTTATTTGTAATACCTTTATCTACTTTATACAAATCTATTACACGTGCTACAGACTTTGCATCATCCATGTTTTCATACAAAGCATCTTGTACCCATTTAGGCTGTTCTTTAGCCCAGTCATGAAATGTATCGTCTTGACGTATTTCTATAAAGTCAGGATGCATCTTAACTAGTTCTGCTTCTGCTTTATTACGCTGTGCATCTAAGCGCATTTCTTCTAACTCAGCCATACGTTCTTCTAAATCTTTGGCTGCAGTCTTAGATTTTTTATCAGCAATACTTTCTATAATAGCAGCAACGTCAGGATACTCTTTAGTCCATGCTTCTAGTTCTTCGTCTGTCTTAGGTAATACAAGCTCTTGCTTTGCAGCTTTACTTAATTGTTCTTCTAAAGCTTGTATCTTAGCAGTAAACTCTTCTTCTTTCTTTTGTTGATGCCTACGAAGATCACCATAACGTTTCTTGAAGTTCTTTTCTTCAGCGCTTAACTCAGTGTCATCTTCTTGTGCTTCTGCTTTTGGTTCTTCTTCTTGTTTGGTATCACTCTCTGCCTGTACTGGTTCAGCTTCAGGCTCTTCGCTACTGGGTTTATCTTCAGTACTTTCTTCATCTGTTATACCTTTAGCAGCACGTGCTTGCTTCATCAGTTCTTTTAGTTCTTCTTCATCTTGTTTAATACGTGCATCATTACGTGCATGTGATTTAGAGTTCATTTGAACAGACTTTATATTCTGCTTCTCATGAATCATAGTTCCACCTTCAGCCATATTTATTCTCCTTTTATGTTGGGGTCAGCCGTAGCTGAGTGGCCTTATAGTTATTTGGATTTCTTTTTCTTACTAGCTTTTAATGCGTCTTCTAATGTAGCTGCTTGTTTAGCATGAGACTTAGATGCTTTCTTCAATCCCTTTACTACTTTTTTAACTTTGGGTTTATCTACTAATCCACCTTCTTTAAAACCTCTGACAACACCTCTGTCGAGATCTCTTAGTACCTGTTCTGTTCTAGCTCCTGCAGCCATTGATGCAGTTCTGTCTTCTCTTGAAGCGCCTCTGTCTCTCATGTCTTTTAAAACTTTTTGAGTGTTCTGTCTTGCAGCTTTTACTCTAGGAGACATTTCATTTACTGGAGTTGGATCTGGTGTAGACACTCTTCTTTCTTCAGGCACAACAGTAGGTTGTTGAAAGCGTGTTTGGCTTCCACCAAACTCTTCTGCTGGATCTATGCCCATACCACCGAAGCCACTTCGTGCTGGAGGTATTGGATCGTAACTAGGAACTCCCGGAGTTGTAGTATCACTTTCTTCTTGTTCATTTGGTGTGTACGCTTCTGCAACTGTACCTGCTTCTGTAGGATCGTCAAAGTCTACATCAGGAACTTTAGGTTTAGGTATTTGACCTGCTGCTGTTTGAAGAGTATTACCTGTAACTTTGTCAAGTAAACTTTTTATTAGACCGGGTTCATCTCTATTAGCTAACTCAAGTAGTTGCCGCAATCTCATCTTATCTACATTAGAAGTGTTAGGATCTGCTAGTCTTCTTTCTATCTCTGCTTTAGTTCTACGTGTTTGATCCCACATAGCAAGTCTAACAAGAGGGTTTATGTTTTTTACAATCTTAGAACTTAGACTTTTTTGATCTTCTATTAGTTGAGTTAACTCTTCCATACTTAACTCTTTAAAGTTAACAGCTTCTGGCGTTGGCATATCAGTGCCACTTCCAGAATCTCCCATGTCAGAACCACCGCTACCGCCTACTGGAGGAGTAGGAGTAGTAGGTGCTACAACTTCACTGTCACCTACTGGATAGTAACCTGCAGGTATTTCCATTTGTGGCTCACCATCTATGAAGGTAATGAATATTCTGTGACCATCATCGTTCATGTACTCACGCATTTCTAAAACAGGACCACCTGTATCTCCACCATAGTTAGCGTAAGCGTTTTCCATATCAAAGCCACCTTTTTGATCAGGTGCATAGTATGGCCCTTGATTAAACTGAGACTCACCGCCTATAAGGTGCTGATCTTCATCGGGTACAAGTCCACCTTCATCAAACCCCAAATCTTTTCTAAGGTTTTGAAGAAGTCTTGTATAAAAAGGTTGATCAGCATAACGAACACTAAAAGTTTCATCGTCATCAGGAGTACCTCTTGCTCCTGTGGTTGATTGTCTTACTTTAGGAGGTGGCGGTGTTGGTGAATTGTTATCTCTAAAGTCATATCCTTTTCCTCCAAAGTTTATTTGTTCTGAAATAGATGGTCCTATGTTATCCGATGTAGGAGGTTTTTGTGTTAGCTTCACTCTACGATTACGATTTTCATATTCTCTATCAAAATCAAAATACTCTCTCAAGCTTTCATATAATGCTTGACCTCTTGTTTTTGGTTTATCTTTTCTAGCTTGAACTCTTTTAGAAATGTTTTCAGGAGAATAATAATCAGATGGCTTAGAGCTAGAGGAGCTTGAGCTACTATCATCATCTCTAAAAGCTGAAGCCATTATTTCTGCATGTGTTTTTCTTGGGCCACTACGTTTGGGAGGTTTTATATCTCTATTCTTTGTAACACCTTCGTAGTCCTTCATAGACATGCCGCCTCTACGCATTTCTACAGGAGCTTCATCATCCATTATCTCTAAGTCTAACTCAGATAGTTCTATATCCATACCCATGTCATCATTAATGTCCATAGGCTCACCACCTATGCGTCCATCTTCTGCCATCTGAGCATAGCCCATCTTAGCTTCAGCACGTAAGTCTTCAAATAGTTTTACACCATGAAAGTTTACTACATCGGCAGGTACAACTATCTCACCCTCACTGAGCATAGATGGTATGTCATCTCGTACATTCTCTGCTGTAGAACCTAGTGGTATATCATTACCTGATACAGGGTCTTGACCTATAGTATTATCAGGTACATCACCAAAGTTCATTGCCATTTGTTCTTCAAGCGCCATTTACTGTCTCCCTCAATAGCTTGAGCTTTCTAAGTACATCTATTGCACCCTGCTGTCTGTGCATAACATGTGGTTCGTTGGCTGTTTCCAACGCACGTTGTCTTAGAAATATTAAATCATCTATGTGTTGTTGAAATTGTTCGTAACATTCTTTATCATTGACCAACTGCTTGAGGTGCATTTCCTGTAAATCCTTGTTCTTGAGGTAGTGGCGCTGTGCCTATACCTACTTGTGAACCTCCACCTCCAGTAGTATCAGCTACATCCTGAACACCTTGACCTTCTGGTCCTGCTGGTTGTGGTGCAGGTGCTTGAAAGCCTTTTAGTATCTCAGCTTGTATAGCTGCATCAGCAATAGAGTTAGTTACCTTGTCAGGGTCTAAGTCCATGCTCTTTGCTATCTCACGTATAATATAATCCATTTTTGCAAAAGGTGCAAGTACTGGATTCTGTGCAACCTGTAAAAATTGCATTAAGCGCTGGCTTCGTACTTCGTTAGCCATCAAGCTTTCTGTACCAGATGCACTTACTTCTAGATCACCTTTTATGTCTTCATCAAAGTCAAACTGCATGTTGAATGCAAAGAATGCTTTGCCTAGTGGACGTATCAGATAGTCATCTACATTCTTAACAACCGTTCTGATACTTCCGTTGGCAGCAGACATAAGCATACTAATACCAGAAGCAGTCCTACCAACACCTTGAACACCTGTTTGTCCGTGTGCGAATGATGGGAATCCCGTTGACTCATCAGCTAAAACCCTCGCTTTATCAAATAGTTGCATGTTTTCTTGTGCCACGTTGGGAAACTTTGTACCAAATATTGCTTGTCCCGGAGCGCCACCTTGTCTTCTAAATATCTTTCCGGGATAAACAGAAAGGTCTTGACCGGGAACTAGGTTAGTCTCATCCACTTCTATGATAAGATTACCTGACATTGCTGCGTTATCAATAGCCATACGCATAAAGCCATTCATCAATGTCTGTGTATCATCCATGTTTTCAGCAATACCAACGCCAAAGAAAGAGTATGGGTTATGCTCGTATGGTACAGCATAGTAAGGAATACGTGTAGGTTTGAATGGGTTTAGTACAAACCGTAGTACTTCACCGTTAGATACCCACACATTACAGTTTACCTCATCTAAGTCACTAAGCTCACTAGGTATATCTACACCGTGTTCTTTTAGTAGATTTGTGTCTACGTAGCCCCAAAACTCTAACACCTCCCAACGCTCTGATGTTGGTTGGGTGTCATCGTCTTCCATAGTCATTTCCCAGTACTTTTGTATATAGTCTGGTCCTTTGTCTATAGCATTCTGTATACCATCATTCATAAAGTATGGACGTGTCTTTAGTTTTCGTAGTTGTGTACGTGACATCTTGTGTCGCTGCACAACATACTCTGCCTCATCCATATCCTTTGCTTCAGGGTCAGGATAAAAATCCCATATACTTACATGGTCACATTCTGGAACAGTTCTTACAATAGGATCATACTCACCATCTTCGTTCCAGTTAGGATACTCTTTGTCTACAGCAAATGCACCTTTCATTACACCTGTACCTAGAAGCGCCATTTCAAATGCCATACTTCTTAGATGTGTAGTAGCTCCACTTTCTTGTAGCTGATCATGTATCTTCTTTTCCATCTTCTTAGCTGCAACCATAGCAGGATGGAATGTTACTGTAGTAGCTGTAGTGCCATCACCTTCTACAATCTTTTCTGATACAGGTTCTAACTTTTGTTCCATACCAGCTAATCTTCCTTGAAGATCAATAAGAGTTTCGCCGGGTTGTAGTTCTGTATCACCATCTATAAGATAAGGTCTTGGCGCTGGTTTACCCATAGCTGCACTAATAGCAGAAGTTGCTGTTTCTGCTCTAGGGTCTATATTTATATGTACTGATTCTGCTACACCATCTGGTAATACAGTAGGATTTACCGATAAGGGAAACTTATTGTTACCAAACAGTACATCTACTATCTGACCATATGCTGCTAGTGTTTTTGTTTTTGTTACCTTTACAAAGATGCGAGACTTTTCCGAGTCTGTAAATTGTACATCTGAACCATAAATACCACGATAGTTACGATAGGCTCTTAGCCATCTTTGTTCATCAGCATATCTAGCGTCTTCTGATCTTTTGTAGCGATCTTTTATAAACCCAATTACGCTATGCTTTTCTTTGAAGATAGAGTCTAATCCGTCCTCTGCTGCAACAACCTCTGCTGTTTCAAACATTTCTTCTTGTTCAGCCATTATATTCTTCCTTGTTAAAACAATCTAGTTGTATGTCGTAGTATGGATTGTTTCGAAACTTGTTCCAGCTAGAAGTGTCAGCCATATTTAGACACTCTTCTTGTGTGTACATTTCTTGTGATACATACTGATTACCTGTATATACCCATTCAGTTCCGTTGTTTCCCCATATACTTATTACTAATACAAAAGCTTTCATTTAATATCCAAACGTTGAATCGCTGGCTTGAAAACCAGATCGTTGTTTTGCAGGATTATAATCCCATATGCTGCTACGTGGTCTTGTCATTATACCATATCTTAACGCATCATACAAGTGGTCTTCTGCTTTTGTATCTACATCTTCTGGATTCTTTTTGTCCAGTGGGATGCTAGGTATTTGTGCTATTGTATTAGTGCAGTTATCCATAA